GAACCGCTCTTCCGATCTGCTTTCATAGCTCCGGGCCTTTGTGCCGTGTTTATCGTCTTGCCGCCCACACAGCGCTGCTGGCCTCGCTGCGCCCGAAGCCGGGGACGGTCTCGCGCAGCTGTTGCTTGTGCCTGCCGGTCTGTTGCAGAAAGTCATCCAGCCTGCCTCTGGCAGCGGCCAGGCGGCCCGCTGCGTGGCTTTGCAGGTCGGGCTGGTCAGTTTCCTTGGCGAGGACGTACTCGCGCTTCCAGCGGCGTATCTGGCGCTCCAGGGCGCGTTGGCGTCGGTCGGTCTGTTCCTCGGTCAGCATCTGGCCGTTGTACGGGAACTTCGGCGCGTTGTAGTCGTCCAGCATCGCTTGCGTGTAGGAGGGCTTGCTAATGCCGGGCCAGTACGGATGCCAGTTGTGTCGGCAGTTCGCTCCGGCGAAGCCACGCACGTCTCCGTATCCGATATCCTCCAGCGTCAGGTATCCGGGCTGCCCGGACAGGCTGACCAGCTTGCCCTGCCACCAGCTGTGGTTCGTGAAGTCCTGGCCGCCGTCGCCGGTTCGAGCACCGCCGTGGGCGCTTAACTCCATGATGTCTACGTTCATGGTGTTGGCGTTGTGCTGGCTGATGTCCGTTGCGGTCTGGTTGATGCCTGTGCGCATGGCCCGCAGCACGACGGTCTCCAGTTTGTCCGTGTGCCCGCTGGGGTAGGTGATGGCATCGATACCTTCCGCAGCCAGATCCTTGATACCTCGGCGGACGATCTGGTCGTAGCTGAACGCCCCGGTCGCCACGTCCATGTGGCCTTTGTCCAGCATCCGGCCCAGCTGCTCCTGTACCGCCACCGGTAGGTTGTGGTTGTTCATCAGCGCCCGGGTCTGGGTGAGATTGTACAACGTGTTCATCGTGCGGCGGTAGCCGCTCTGCACGATCTGCTGTGCGACGGCGCTTGTTCCTATGCCCTCCGGCTCTGGCTGGCCTGCGGCGCGGTAGAAGCGGTTGTCCTGCTCCTCTGCGTCCAGCATGGCTTGGGCAAAAATGACCGCTACATGGGGCGCAGCGGCGGCCATCAGGCGCTCCATTCGCTCTGCCAGGTGTTTGCGGCTCGCACCGAGAGCCTGTGCGCGTTCGGCCTGCCACTGTGCGCCCTCGGTCATGTAGTCGGCTTTGGCAATGCGGCGGGCTATGTCTGTGAGGATATCCAGTTCCAGGTCGTCAAAAGCAGCGGCGGCCCGCTGGGCGTAGTCCTCGACCTGCGACGGCGTCAGCAAGGCTCTACACGGTGCTTGCCGCCCTCAACGGTGACGGTGTATCCAAGCCACCGCAGCGCCTCGCACGCGCCCTCGTAGCGTGCCCAGAGTTCAAGGCTGCGGGTGACACCTGCGTCCAATCGCAGGTTATTGAGCCTTGCCTCGACCAGGCTTACCCTTTTTGCCGTCGTCGGCATTTTGGTTGTCGTTTTTGTTGCCATTGGTGAGCACCCCCTGTAGAATGTCGGTAGCCACGGATTCCTGCTGGATGGCGGCGATGGCGTTTTGCGCGGTCGCCTCATCCTCTCCGTAGAAATGCTGGCGGTATTCGGCCTTGCTGCGTAGGCCCAGCTGCAACTCTGCCTGCCATTGGGCCATTTCGGTTTGACGGTCGATGATGATGGAATCGTCCCATTTGAAGGTGATTTCCGGCTCAGTGGTCGCCGCGGGCACGCTATCCAGCTGATCCGCCCAGAAGTCCAGTGCCGCAATCAGCCCCCGCAGTGCATCTTCCAGCGCTGCCTGAATATCACTGACCGTAGTGTACAGCTTCTGGCGGCTGTTGATGATTTCAGTGGCCGTCTTTTCGACTTCTGCCACCTGGGAGAGCACGCCAAAGCTCAGGCCACACTTGGTCTCCACGTGGCGGAGGTACTGGTTCAGCCCGCTGAGGTAGTTGCTGTCTCGCAGGCTGGGGGCAAATACCTGATAGAACGTGCCACCGTCCGCGATGCCTGTGTTGATGTTCAGGCCGCGGTAGATGCGTTGGCTGTGCTGCGGCAGCGCTTTGTCCAGCGCCTTGGCGGGGACGCCGAAGCGGCGCAGGCTCTCTTGGTCGGTGAGGGGTTGGCCGCTCTCGCCCAGCGGTTTGAGGTACTGCTCGTCCACGTCGACGCCCAGTTCGCCGCCCTCGTATTCCCAGTCGAGGCGGGTGAACTGCACGTCGGCGTCGATGATCTCCGGGATGCCCGGTGCGAATATGGCCGCACCCATTTCGCTGCTGGGGTCTACGGTATTGACGATGGGCGTGACAAAGTAGCCGCAGGGGATGCGGGTCAGCCCGGGCAGGTAGGCGATGGGTTCCACGTCCTGCCATTCGGGGCGGGCCTCCAGCTTTACGGCCTGGCCCAGGGTATCCCGGCTGTTGCTGACGTAGGCCAGGTTGATGACCTGCACACATGGGTATCCCGCCGCAGCTGCTACGTCGTGCGCCACGAGAAAGTCTCGCTCTTTCTCGTGGTAGTCCTCGGGGCCGGTGAGAACGTGCATCCATTCCAGGCGGTTGTACACGTAGTCGCTATCTTGGATGCGGTTGATGAACACCGCCTCGGTCAGCTCGCCGTCCACGTTGGTGCTGATGGGGTAGATGCTGTCTGCGCTGACGAAGCTGACGCCGATATCATCTCCGGCCTGGTACGGCTTCCACGCACCGCTGCCCAGCGCCAGGGCGACCGCAAGGATGCGGCGTCTGCGCGGGCTGATGACTTTCTGCATCTTGCGATTGAGCCAATCCGCCCGGGGGCTGCCCTGGATATTGACCTCCAGCTCCAGTGTGGTCAGGCGGGCAAGCTCGGTGCAGATGGCAGCAGGCAGGCCCAGTGCCTTGGTGTCGGGGTCACGGTTGCAGGCATCGCCGATGATGGCGACGCGGTACCAGTTCTCGATGGCGGCTTGTTGCTTGTCCGTCATCATGGTCTGGACGCCGAGCTCTGCCTCAATCTGGTTATAATCTATCATGCGTTCTGCGCTCCTCGCTTCTGCCAGACAGGCTCCATAGCGTATCGAGCCATGTCGATGCTGTGGTTGTCGGCATCAATGTATGTATTCTGCACTTCCTGGGTTTTCTTGTCGATGGGGTACTCGTATTCGCTGAACTCTCGGGCGGTATGCGGGCAACGCACCGGGTCAATGACAATTTTGGCGCGGCTCTGGAGCCACTTCATGCCATCGGTCACGCTGGTACCGCCGTGGGAACTGTATTTGTGGCAGCCCCGCAGCCCGCGGTATCCAAGGTCACGCAGTGTAGCAATGCTCTTGTTCCCGGCGCTGTCGGCGATGATCTCTTTGCCCTTCCACGGTTCAAGCACCCGCGCCAAGTCCTCATCCTTTTCGCGGGTGGCCCGATGCTCGGCGAAGATGTACAGCGTCCGCTGTGGGCTGCTGTATGCCATCTCGCCGAAGTGGTTCGGGTCTGGGTACCAGCCCCAGTCCAGCCCGCAGTAGGTGCGGTCAAACTGGGAGATTTCCTCGCGGCTGATTTCCCGGATTTCGAGGTTGTCGAATACCTGCGTGCCGCATCCCACCACTTCCCCCAGGTACTCATGCGCGTAGGCGATGGGGTCACGCTGTTTCAGGACTTCGGCTTCGTCAAAAAACTTCGGGCCGAGCCAATCAGCGGGGGTCGTGAGGTAGGTGGTGTGGTGGCGGAACTGCCGGGGCTTCGGTTCGCGCTTGTAGCGGTTGACCCAGTGGCGGGCCATGGCAGGGGAGTTGAAGGTCTTAAAGGCGAAGGAAAAGGGGCCACCGCGGAACACAGACTGCTCCACGTTACGGATTTCCTCCGGCCCGTCGTACTGGTCGAACTCCTCAAAATGCGCCACGCCAAAGTAGCCGAATGGCGTGGCCAGAGATTTTAGCTTGCCGGGGTCGTCCAGACCGTAGAACTGGATGGTCTGCCCGGTGGGCAGGTACTCCAGTGTGTATGGCTTCTTGGTCTGCTTCCACAGGTGGCGGATGCCCATGCGGTCGATGACGCGGTTGTACTCCGGCCAGACGGAGGTCACGATGGTGTTGGCGACCTTGCGGAGAACGATGCCATGAATGTCGGGAATCCGCATAATGAGCAGGATGTGCTCTGTCGCTGCGAAGGTCGATTTAAGCGAGCCACGCCCGCCGTCGCCGAGGTATTCGGTGTAGTCGCCGCTCCATACGGCTGTGTGGGCGGCGTAGTATTCAGGGATGATCAGGCTGGTCAGATGCACCTCCGGATTGCTGCTGACCGGCAGGCTCCGGCGGTTTCGTTGCTGGTATGTCATCGATGAACACCACCTTTCCGCTCATGCCCCGCAGCTCGGGGTGCTCGCTCCATCGGTCGGGACACTTGTTTTTGAGGTAAAAGCAAATTGCGCCCAGGTCGCCGTTGGCGGCCTTTTTGAACAGCGCGTTCTCTACCACGGCCACGGAAGCCTCGCGACCATTCTTGAGCGCAGCTCCGATGGTGGTGGGGTATTTGTCTATCCATCTGCGCAGGCTCCTGGGAGAAATGGGCACGCCGCGCAGGCGCTCCATGCTGGCGCAGATTTCCTCCTGGGATAGTCCCTGCTGTGCCCAGCTTTGGAGCAGGAGCAGGCCTGTGGGGTCTGTCCAATCCTCGGCCTTGGGTCGTTTCTTAGGCACGCCTCACACCTCCTCCATACAGGCGCTCTGTGGGGCCTTGTCGGCCCGGCAGGTAACTTGTCGCATCAGTTCAGTTTGACCGCCTCGCGCCCGGTGAATTGCTGCCAGCGGTCGATGATGACGTCGGCGTACTGCGGGTCGTATTCCATCGTGAAGCAGCGGCGATTCATCTGCTCGCAGGCGATCAGTGTGCTGCCGCTGCCGCCGAACAAATCCAGCACGATCTGCCCGGGCTTGGAACTATTTTTGATGAGGTGGCCGACCAGGGGCACCGGCTTCATGGTGGGGTGCTCCTTGTTTGCGGCGGGCTTGTCGTAGCGCAGCACGGTGGTCTGCTCTTTCTGGAGAAACTGCTGCACGCGGGTGGCCCATGCCAGCAGATCTTCCTTCTTCATCTTCTTCAAATCCTCGGGCTTGGCGTCATCGATGACCGTGGTGTTGGTGCGGTCATTGATGAAGTAATGCCCTGCGCCTGGCTTCCAGCCGTACAGGCAGGGTTCGTGCTGGTACTGGTAGTCGGCGCGGCCCAGCACCAGGCTGTTCTTTACCCAAATCAGGCAGCCGTGCAGCTCCCAGCCTGCCTCTCGGAACATGGCGCGGAACGCCTCGCCCTCGGTGTCTGCGTGGAAGATGTACGCTGCTGCGCCGGTGCGGCAGGCATCGAGGGCGCAGCAGTAGGCTTGCAGCAGGAACTGCCGAAACTGGCTTTCATCCATGCTGTCATTCTGGATTTTCTTACCGTTGCTGCCCTCGTAGTCCACGTTGTAGGGCGGGTCTGTGACGAGAAGATCGGCCTGCTCCCCGCCCATCAGTGCGTTGACGTAGCGCGGGTCGGTGCTGTCGCCGACCATCAGGCGGTGGTTGCCAAGCTGCCAGATGTCGCCGAGTTTGCACACCGGGTCGTCCGGCAGCTCCAGTTCGTAGTCGTCCTCCTCGGCGTCGCCGTCGGCCTGCTGCACAGCAACGTCCAGGCCGAAATCAGAAAAGTCGTAGTCCAGGCCCTGAATTTCCGCGGTCAGCAGGGGAATGTCCCAAACCGCCACCTCGCCGGTGGAATTGTCCGCGACGCGGTACGCCTTGACCTGGTCAGGGGTGAGGTTGTCCGCCACCACGACAGGCACCTCTTTGAGCTTCAGCATTTTAGCGGCCTTGTAGCGGGTATGGCCGACGATGATGACGCCGTCCTTGTCCACCACAATGGGCTGCTGCCAGCCAAATTCCTTGATGCTGTTTGCCACCGGCTTGACCGCTGCTGCGTTGTTGCGCGGGTTGTTTTCGTAGGGGTGAACGTCCCCGATTTTCCAAGTCTGTACTTGCATTCCTTGCCCTCCGTCTGTGAGTTCTCCCTCTATCGTAGCATGGTTTTCTGTGGCAAATGTGACGGCTTTTCCTGTCCAAAAACAGCCTCTTTTTGGAACTGTCGGGAAAAACCGAGGGGGTATTTAATGGATTTGCCCAGTTTTTGGATAAAACAAAAGCGCCCTTGCTGGAAAGGAGGCCAAAACAGCAGGGGCGCAAAAACGGAGGCGCACGAATGAAAATCACCCGGCGGTATTATCATACCATCCGGGTGAGGGGAGAATGTGACAGATTATTTGGATTTTTTCTTGGCCTTGGGGGTGGGACGTTTGTTGATACGCTCCACCGCCGCAATGATGGCTTCTTTGGAAGCGCCTTGTTTCTTCATGCGCTCGGTGGTTCTTTCAATTTCTGCACTGCGATTTCCCATGAGGTAATCCTCCTTTACCAAGTATCAGTGTGTCGCTGTCCGTTGTCGATTTTTCCGTACACTCGATGCGTCTTGGATACGGTTACGGCCTTACGGTTTAGCAGGGTGTAGTAGTCACCGCTTTGGATCACGTTGTATCCAAGCATTGCGGCAAAAACGGATTTGGAGCCCGCAAAAGACCCACCAGCTTTGAGGGATGCCCTAGAACCATACCCCTGTCCGATGTGCCGAAGCGCGTACCACGCTTTAGGATGTGTGGTCTGCCAATGGTGAAGTCTTTGATCCAGGTCGCGTTCTTGTATTATCTTGGCGTGCTTATTGAGGAACATCTTCTGCTGCCGAGCAGTGTGCTCTCCGCCGCCGTAGCCCCAGCTGTCCCATGACAATTCTGCCAGGTACGTACCGTCTCCGTGGTAGCCGCCACTGAGGTACTGCGTGCCTTTACGGAATTGGTTCAGCATGGTCTGGGTAGTTCGACCGGGCAGCGGTTGGTCGGTGTGGTACAGGCTCTTGGCTCCTGCCGCGGCGCGGGCCTTCTCGTAGGCTCGTTCGTCTAAAATTTCCGGCTTTTCGTCAGTCCACCCAATCTGATTAAAGAATCGCTGGGTGTCGGATGGGCGAAGTAGGCGGTTGTCCAGGCTGCTGTCGCTCTCGTACTGGTCGATCTCGGTCAGGATGTCGGCCATGTCGTCGTCGCTCAGCTTGTTGAAAGCCGCCAGATCCATGGTACCGTCGTTTTGCAAGCTCTCGCGGATCGCATCCGCGGGGCTGACCGATACCGCTGCTGCGGCTGGCTGCCTCGCTGCCAGTGTGCGCTGTACGCCTTGCTGGCTACCCAGTCTTCCTCTGCCCATGGTTGACCCTCCCAGTTGATTACTGGGTTCATCGTAGCATGGTTTTCAGGGGCAAATGTGACAGGTTTATCCGAGCGCTCTGGTGAAGGCCTGATACTCGCGCTCGCCGTAGCAGTAGACGCGGATGTCGGTCAGGCTCTTGGCGGGGAAGGTGCGCAGGGTGTCTGCTGCAATCTTCACGGCCTCGTTCAGCGGATAGCCGTAGATGCCTGTGCTGATGGAGCAGAACCCGATGCTGTGAAGGCCGAGCTTTTCCGCCTGCTCCAGGCAGCTGCGGTATGCGCTGCGCAGGAGCTCGGCATCGCGCGGCCTGCCTGCGTAAATGGGGCCGACCGCGTGGATGATATGCTTGGCCTTGAGCTTGAATCCGGGCGTGACCACGGCCTGCCCGGTGGGGCAGCCGCCGATGCGGTCACAAGCACGCTGCATATCATCCCAGCCTGCCTCGGTGAAAATCGCACCGCACACACCGCTGCCGCCAGCCAGCTGCGCGTTGGCTGCGTTCACGATGGCGTCGGTGTCGGCGTAGACTACGCTGCCGCGCAGGACGCTGATTTTTGCCATTGGGTTACCTCGCTTTCTTCGAGGAGGCAGTCTTGCGTTTGGCAGGGGCTTTCTTCTTCGGCTTCGGCAGGTACTTACTCAGGTCGAGCGGCTTGCCATCCGCGCCCAGCATTCGGCCACCGCCCGGGTCGTGGTGCACGAAGGTTCCGTGCTTTTCCCAATCCTTGGCGTCCTCGGGGTTCATGCCTGCGGGCGCTTTGTATTTCTTAGTCGCCATGGTGTGCCTCCTTTTGCTCTACTGTAACACGCCAACGTGCAAAAGTCAATCTTTTACACAGTGACGTCGATTTCTAACTTGCCGTTGCGCCAGCGCACGTCTGTTATGCGCTGCTTTATGCCTCTTGCCATGACGCCTTCGGATTCGGCCTTGTTGGCGGTCATGATGGTCTGCGTGCCCTTGCCGATGCGGTAGTTGATGCGGATTGGCTTGGCGGTAAAAACGTTCGCGCTCGCGTCGGTCGAGAACGAGGTGTAGGCTTTATCGCTGAACCCTCCGCCGGTCTGCTGCATCCAGGTTCGCAGGGCGGCAGCCGTATTGCGGTTGATCTGATTGGGAAGCCCCATGGTTGTCAGAAAATCCGGCCCGACGAATCGGACGCCCTGGATGTTGCGGGGCAGGGGCTTCATCTGCTTGTCCATCCGATGGATGGTCTGCTGGACATCGGCTTTGGTGATCCAGCTCCAGTTGGGGGTGGCCTTATGGGCATCCGTCATGTCTCCACCGTTGCGCAGGTAGCGGTTCACGATGTATGCCTGGCTGGTATTGACGTAGTCCTGGCCCTCGCTGCCATCCTGCCCCATCGCGGTCATGAGCGCCTGGTGCCCGGCCCAGTCCAGTTTGTGGTAGATGGGCGGCAGGTTTGCCACCACTTTGGGCGGTGCAGGTGTGCTTATGGCCTGCTGCATTCCATGGCTCGCTGCCAGTCTGCCTCTACCCATTGTGCTTGTCCTCCTGGGCCAGCTGCCCGGCGTATTTCTTGGTCAGGAACCTGGCCCCCATCATCGTATGCGGGAAGTTCTTGTAGCGGACGCCTGCGTCCTGACAGACCTTCTCGATGTCCGGCGTGAGCTTGCCGTACACCAGCAGCCCGGTCGGCTGCTTCTGGCGGAAAAGCTCACGCACGCCATCCATGAAATAGCCGTACAGTTCGCGGCCCTTGACGCAGCCTACCGTGCTGATTGCGACGGTGCTGCGCTCGGGCAGCCCCTCAAACGTCCAGGCAAAACTTGCCTTGTCGGCCCAGCTTGCGCTGGGGATGACGTGCAGTCCGCGGGCCTGCCACCAGGCTCCCAGAAGCTGGTTGCGGTAGTGGTTCCACTTCTGGAGCGGTTCGGGGAAGTCGAGGTACATCGAGAAGTCGGTCTCAACCACGAAGGCGAACTGCTGCAAAAGCTCGAGGTACACCTCCGGCTTCGTCCAGACCCGCTCGAATTGGTAATCGTCGCTGTAAAAGTGCAGGCCCTGCGCTTCCCTGAACTCGCAACTCAGGGCGTCCTTAAACCGCACCATGGTGTCTATGCCCTCGGGCCAGGGTGCGGGCTGCATCTGGGCGAATCCGCCCGGCGTCAGCTCGACCTCCGGCAGCAGATGCCAGTTGACGAGGGTGGCCGTGCGGAACCGTCCGTTGTCTTTGCCTCCGTTTGCCATGGGTTACACCCCGAGGTGACCCCGGATGGCGCGGCGGGCCTTCTTCAGCCCTTCACGGGTATTGTCAAAAAGCCCTTCATGCACGTTGTCATCACCGTGCGTGAATAGCTGCACCTCGTAGCCGTTTGCCGTGCGCCGTACACGCGCCTGCTTGTTCTGGTTACCAATGCCCGCCCACGCGCCATCGCGTGGGGGAGTAAGGCTGTCCACCTCGCGGGCAATGGCACGCTGCGCCTGTACCAGATGCTGCTGAATGGCGGCGGGCCTGCTGTTCGTCGGCGCTGCTGCGCTTGTAGCCGCGGCGATGCCCCGGCTGGTTCCCAGTGTTCCTCTGCCCATGGTCTATGTACCTCCGTGCTTATTATCAAAACGCCCGGCGGTTGCGCATCGTGGAGAGGCTCGCCGGGAGGGTGGCCCGCCATGGTACGCGTGTGGAGTGGTCACTCTTCCAGAGGCGTGGCTGGGCCTATGGTTTCATCGTATCATTGTTTTCGGGGTCAAATGTGACAAGATTCAGCCCGCGGTGGGCAATCTGGCAGACTGTGTTCGGGGTGTTGTCGCCACCAATCATCAGCGCCACCTGCACCCAGCTGCGCTTGCCCGGCCCCAAGAAAGCAGCACGAAGAACCCGCTGCGTGAGCGGGTCGTCGATGGCATCTATGATTTGTCGGCGCTGCGCCCGGCTCAATCGCCGGAACTCTCGTATGCTCATGTATCCCTCCTGTTGTAGTGCTCCTTGCGCCAGCGTTCCTCCAGCAGAATGGCTTCGTGCGCCCGCTTCTGGGCCTCCACGGCGGCTCTGTCGAGGGAGGCGAGTAACTTGCTGTGTGCGTGCTGCAAGACGCCTGTGGGGCCTCCCAGACGGCGCTGGTCACGTATCTGGGCTTCGAGGTCGAGCAGCCGCCGCACCCTGACGTCAGTGGGCGGCTGCATGGTGTGCCTCCTCGGCCAGTGCCTTGATGCCCTGGATCAGCCCCTGTTGGCAGGCGCTTTTGCTCTCCAGCGCCTTGGCGACCAGTTCATCCGCGCCACCCTTGACCAGCAGGCGGTGGATGATGACCGGGTGCTGCTGCCCCTGCCTGTATAGCCGTGCGTTGCCTTGCTCGTACAGCTCCAGGTTCCAGGGCAGGCTGTACCAGATGAGATGGTGGCCGCCTGCTTGCAGGTTCAGGCCGTAGGCGCAGCTGGCAGGCTGGGCCAGCAGGACGTCCAGCTCGCCGCGGTTCCAGGCGTCGGCTTCCTCGCGACCCTTCAACACGGCGAATCTGAGGCCCTTTTCCCGCGTTTTTAACTCGGCCTGTAAAAAGTCCTTGTCGAAGTCAAAGCCGTAAAAAACGAGGGCTTTTTGGCCGTCCAGCGCGTCGATAAGCTCGCCGAAGGCGTCCAGCTTGCAGCGGTTCAGCGGATGAACCTGCTTCTCGGCATCGTACATCGCGCCGTTGCACAGCTGGAGGAGCTTGCCTGTGAGGGTCGCTGCCTGCATCGCGGTGATGGTCTCGCTGTCTACCTCCAGCAGCTTGGCGGTCTGCATTTCCTGGTAGACCTTCCAATCCGGGGCGGGGAAGACCACCGGGATGTCCTCGATGATCTTCTCCGGCAGGTGCAGGTGGTCGGCTGCCTGGATGCTGATGGCAATGTCGGCGATGCGGGTCTGGATGGCCTCCTCGGCCCCTTTGCGGGGTTTCCAGCTGTACACCTGCATTCCGTTTCGCTTGTCCGGCTGGAAGTAGTTGTCTCGGTACTGGGTGAACCTCTGACCGAGCCGCTGACCTTCGTCCAGCAAGTACACCTGCGCCCAAAGGTCGAGGTAGTCCTTCGGCGCGGGCGTGCCTGTGAGCTCGACAACCCGCTTGATGTGTGGCCTCATCCGGCGCAGGGCTTTGAAGCGCTGCGTGCTGTGGTGCTTGAAGCTCGACGCCTCGTCCAGCACCACCATGTCAAACGGCCACCGCCTGCCGTAGTGCTGGGCCAGCCAGACCAGGCTGTCTCGGTTGGTTATGTAGATGTCGGCCTTTTTACAAAGGGCACGCTCTCGCTGCTTTGCGGTGCCCAGCACGGTGCTCGTGCGTAGGTCTTGCAGGTGCTCCCATTTCTGGATTTCGTCCTGCCACGTTGCCTCGGCGACCTTTTTGGGGGCGATGATGAGCACCTTGTCCACCTCGCCCAGCTGTATCAATGTGCTGATGGCCGTGAGCGTGACCACCGTCTTGCCGAGGCCCATCTCAAGCCAAAGCGCCACGCCCGGGCGCTCGATGACGGCGTTGATGCACTCCTGCTGGTAGGGGTGGGGGATGAACTTACCCATTCCGGCTGACCTCCTTCCCGGGCTTCGTGGGCTTTGCGCCTGTGATCTCTCTGGATGTTCTACCCAGGTCGGCAGCCAGCCGCCTCGCTTCCTCGGTCGTGCTGACCTCGTACCACCTAAACCCGAGTCTCTGCAGTTCCCGCCCCCAGAACTCTTGCAGGCTGCCATCCTGGACGTGTTTGCCCGGAGCCTTCAATTCGACAAAGGCCAGCACCCTCCCCGGCAGCAGGCAGATTCTGTCGGGCACGCCTGCCGTTCCCGGGGAGACAAATTTCAGGCACCAGCCGCCTTGCTGCTTTATGGATTTTTGTAGCACGCGCTCGACGGTGCTCTCTCTCATGGCTTTCTTCCTCCTGACCCAATTTGTCAACCGAGTCAACCAATTTCCTATTAAATCTAAAAATAGGCATTTAGGCTATTACCCCTTTACCCTTTACTACTACCTAATTACCCTAATCCCTATTAAATAAAAAATAGATATTTTTAGTTGACATAGTTGACATATGTCTATTTATAGTGATGCAACGTCAAAAATTGCGTCAACCGAGCGTCAACCGAACTTGTCAACCGAGCGCGTCGGTTGACAAATCTGCCGAAAGTAGGCGTTTTGCCTGATTTTTCAGGTCGGTTGACAAATCCTGCGCCAGAATTTCTGGCGTCCGTAAGGGCCAAACCTCTGTACATTTGTACCGCGTTCCCAGCCTTCCAGGCTGTCGAGGGCTGCCGCGATTCGCCTCTGGTCGAGGGACTTGATGTTCTCGATGCGTCCGTGCAGGCACTCGCACCAGACCTCGGCGACGCAGATTACATCCCTGGGTTCGGTCGCCACCTCATCCCGGTAGCTGCCCTCCCAGTACAGTTGACGCTTCTCGATGTCCCAGTTATTGCGCCAGCCCTTGGGCAGGGGCTTGTCGGCAAAATCCCGGATAGCGGATGTCCATTGGTCGACCTCCTGATGCTCCTCCTGCACCTGGGTGGCCTCCACCAGCAACGCGCCGCTGATGTACGTTTTCTCGCCCAGTTCGTAGTGAACCTTGGCCTCAGCCCAGATCTGGTCGATGGTCTCGTCGTCCAGCCAGTCCGCCTCGTCCATCTTGCGCAGGTCGTACTTGTACACCTCACGCTTGTTCACATCGATGGGCCAGAACCGACGGTTGCCTGTGCTGTCTCGCAGAAACTCCGTCTTGTTGCTGGTACCAAAGAACACGCACCTGCGCGGGTACTGCTGCGTGTTCTGGCCGTAGCTGGGCCGGTACCAGTCCTCGCACTGGCTGATGAACTGTTTAGCTGCCTCGGATTCGCTCTTGTCCAGGGCTGTCAGCTCGCCCAGCTCGACGATCCAGACCCCGCGTAGGCTTTCCCGGGCGTCCTTGCCCTGGAAGTTTGTGATGCTGTCAGAGAACCATTTCCGCCCCAGTTTGCGTAAAAAAGTACTCTTTCCGATACCTTGAACGCCCGAAAAGATGACAACTTGGTCGTATTTGTACCCCGGCTGCAGCGCTCTGGCTACCGCGGCGACAAGGCACTTGCGGGCTACGGCGCGGCAGTAGGCGGTGTCCTCTGCGCCCAGGTAGTCAATGAAGAGGGTGTCCAGCCGTGGCTTTCCGTCCCAGTGCAGGCTGTTCAGGTAGTCCACGACCGGGTCTCGGGCGTTCTGGGCGGCTGCCATGCGCAGCGCGTCGTCGATTTTGGCCCGCCCGGTCAGGTGGTACACGGTCTCGAAGAAGTACCGCAGCCCGGCGTCATCGTCGTCGCTCCAGCCGCGCTCGCCCTCTTTACTGTTCCAGAGAAAAGGCCCGCAGCACATCCTGCGCATCGAGAACAAGTCATTCCAAATCTTCCCGCTGAGTGCCGGGTCGTACCGCAGGATCAGCCACAGGTTCTGCACGGTTGCCAGCAGTTCACCTTTATTGCTGTATTCCAGGCGCTCGTGCCAGTCGTGGCCCTCCTCTACAGGCTCAAAGCCTGACAGGGCCTCCGTCTCTCGCTCCTCGCGCAGCAGCCCGGCTACGGTCGGGTCGCTGCCTGCCAGTTCGCACATGGCCTCAAAGCTGGGCAGGCGGTTACTGGGCGTGTCCGGCTTGGTGTCCAGGTCACGCTCGCCAAAGAGATGAATGCGCACCAAATCCCAGGCGTTGACTAGTCTGCCACCCGCCGGGTCTGTGCTGTGATGGCTGTACAGGAAATTGCCGCCGTCGTACAGCACCGCGCCCGCGGTCGTGCTGCCCTTGGTGTAGGTGTAGCGGCCCGCGCCCGCGGTTGCGTAAGTGGCGGGCAGGTATTTATCCATGGCCGCAGGCACGTCGTACACGCGGCAGAAAGCGCCCACCAGGCCCTGTTTCTGGGTTGGGTCGGCCTGTTTCTGGGTTGGGTCGGCCTGTTTCCCTCCGGGACGCTTCGGAGCGCTCTCGGCGGGGCACAGGGGCCATTCCGCTGCGTTGTGCCAGTCCTCGTAGGTGTCGAGCATCGTGTCCGCGGGCAGGGGCTTGTCCTGGGTGCTGCTGCGGAACACTTTCTCGCTGTCGCTGCTGGCGCTGGGCCAGTACATCAGGCGCTCGGCCTCGAAGGTAGTGGGGTCAAAGACCCTCATGCTCGGGTCGATCATCTGCGCTGCTGCACGCGCCAGGGGCTGGTACTCGTCGGCTGTCACCGGGCGGTCGATGGGGATAATGACCCGGATGCGCGGGTGCTGGGCGTCGTGCTTGCGGGTGCTGTATATCAGGTGGTCGCAGCCCAGGGCCTTGACGGCCTCGCACAGGGCGTCCGTGGCCCCCGCCTGGGCGTTGTCGATGTCCAGGGTTACCATGCAGCGGGTCTCGCAGCAGCCGCGTTTGCGGCGGCCCTGGGCGAGGCTGGCGGCCACAAAGCCGCCGTTGTCCTTCAGCTGATCCTGCTTGGCTTTGGGCATCGCCATGTACTCAGCGTGGGTCTCGGTACCAATGGTGCGGTGCTGGAGGGCGGCGTCCACGAACTCCGGCCATGCCAAATCCAGCTGCTTCCATTTCTTGTCTGTCCTGCTCGTGCCTATGCTTACTCGCATACTGCTTCTGCCTCCACCAATTCGTCAGCTGTCAGGGCCGGGCTTTCTGCCTTGACCCCCATGGTCGTGTTCATGCAGCGTGCCCGCCAGTACATCTCCAGACGCTTGGCGCTGGTGTATTCCTCCTGGAGCGTCCGATTCGCGGTGCGCAGCTCTCGGATTTTCTGCTCCCGGAGGGCGTCCTCGTTATTGGAAATCAGAGCGATGGCGTAGGTGGCGGCGAGCGAGCCGACCAACACGCCAGCGATAAATTGAAGCATGGGTTATTCCTCCTCATGGTTTTGGGGTTCATTCTTGTATGCGCCGCTGGTGAAGTACAAAACTACCATGCGAAGCGCAGTGCTGTTGGAGCCACTTGAATTCCAGCCTTTGGAGATAAGTTTGTTATAGAGGCTCGTGGCAGTGTCTGCGTACTCTTGCCAAGTCATTCTGTATCATCCCTCCAGGCTTCATCGTTGATGGCTTCGTACAGAAAGGGGTGGTCTGTGATTCCAGCCGGGACAGGGTAGGGCTGCTCTTTATAGGCAGGGGCCCACTTCTCCGGCTCGGTCGCCAGCTCCCAGTAAAACTGTGCCGCAGTCTTGCAGCTGGCCTTATACCCGGTGCGGGTGCAATTCATGCAGACCACCGTATACTTGCGGTCACGGCCCCGCATGAGCGCGGGCTTTGGGTTCTTGCAGAGGCAGGTCATTCCGTGACCTCCTCCCAGCTGTAGCGACCTTTGCCGCTGTTGCGCCATTGGCCCAGGCCGCGCTTGGTGCCATAGTTCAGGCATTCGCGTACCATCTTCTCCAGGGAAGGGTCGAGGCATTCGATTTCAAACTCTGCCGTAGACCCGGCAGGCACGCTCTCGCTCTTGGCAATGCTGACGCGCTCGCCCTGCGGAGTGCTGGCGCGGAGCGGGCGCTCGCAGTAGCCCATGCGCAGGCCGTGCAAGTCGTAGGGAATCTCGCGGGGGTATACAAAAATCAGGCCGTCGATGGCTTTCTTGTAGGCTTTGAGCGCTGCGCAGGCGCTGCCGCCCGGATATCCCGCCTTGCCAGCGGAGGCCAGGGCCTTGCAGCTGTCCTTAAGCATACCCTTGATCTGATAGTCGTAGATGAAGGGGCGGCCATCCGCCTGCTTCGGAAAAACCGTGATACGATCCTCGGCCTGCTGCTGCTTGATGTTGTAGACTTCTTCCTCGGTCAGGTCGGCGGTAGGGGCCTTGCTGGCGATGTAGGTCGCCAGAAGTTCTTCGTTGCTGGGGCTGCTGCCCAGGGCTTCTTCGAGTAGGGTGATTTTGACTTTCATAGTAGTGCTCTCCTTTTAAAATGTAATAGTTTTCGGTTGCTGTTCTTTGCCGCTGCTGTGATGTGCCAAGCCATGCCGTTGCTAGGCCATGTCTCTCGCCGCGGTGCCGTTCCTCAGCGGTGCGCGTCTTGTCGCCTCCTCACCTCGCCGTTCCTCGCCAATGCTAGGCTCAGCGAGACTTTACACCTCCTCGCCTCTCCTTTGCGCCGCTCTTCCTCGGTGTTCAATGCTATTCCTTTGCGGCTCGCTTTCGGGCAGTGCATCTCGCCTCCGAAGCGGTGCGTCTCCACTCACATCCATCGCGGCGTGTTGCAACGTAGCGCGGAGCATATCCGGGGCAGGCTATGCTTTTCCTGGGCGGTACGGTGTTTCTCTTTGCTTTTCCGTAGCTGAGCGGTGCCTCCGGCACGGGGCTGTGCGGTGCCCTCGCCTTCCATGCCATGCCACGCAATGCCTTTGCAGGGCCAATTCTTGCTGCGCACAGCAAAGCCTTTGCTTTGCCATCATTGCCATCAACGCCTCGCCTTCGCTCCGCGGTGAAATGCCATTCCGCTGCGTAGCAAACCGGGCATCTCCATGCCCCCGCTTATCTAAGCTAATCCCTTGCTGTGCCAGTTGATGCCACGCTACGCCTGTGCCTACAGTGCTTTTCCCTAGCCGCGCGATATATCGCCATTCTGTCGCTGCTCCACGTGCTGCTTTACCTCACACAGCAAGTCCATAGCCTCGCATTTCAGTGCCATGCCCTTACTGGCTACGCTTTTCCGTGGCGGCGCTTATCTGCGCGTGTCATTGCCCGCGCGGGTCAGTCCTTGGTGAAGAACTGGCCGACCCATCCCTCTGCGTTGAGGGGCAGGCCCTTGGCCCAGGGGGCGGGCTGGCTCATGATGCGGCGTACTTCTTGCAGGTCGGCCTCCGGGTCGGCGCTCTTGCGCTCGATGACTACCTCATCATGGATGTGGAATACGACCCGGTATCCGGCTTGCTTGAGGTTGTCCAGGGCGTATTCCAGGCAGTCCCGCCCGATGGCTTGTGTCAGGTTCTCGGTCAGCTTGCCGCCGTAGGTTTCGCTGTCCTGCCATCCGGCGTTGGTCTGCTCGCGGTAGTGGATGTGGCCGTCGTCGCTGACCCGGGGGTCGGCGTAGTACAGCTTGCGTCCGCTGGGCAGGCTCATGGTCAAAAAGGGGAAGGGACAGGTGGTGCTTGCCTCCATGCGGAAGGTGACACCTTTGATGGCGGCGAACCCGCGCTTCTGCTTGATTGCCAGCTTGGCGGCGGCTTCCATCGTTCTCCAAAGGGTGACGATGTTTGGGTTCTGCTGCCGCCAGCGGTTCACCATGTCCTGGATTTCCTCGTCCGGCAGGTCTTTCAGTGCGCCGCTGGTGTCCATCCTGCGCATGGCTCCGACCCCGCCCTGGTAGCCCAGGGCCAGGGTGGCGACCTTGCCGCGCTGGCGGTAGCTGTAGTTCGGATTCCCCTTGACGATGGTCTCCACCGGGATGCCGAACATCTTCGATGCCGTTGTCTCATAGATTTTCCCGGTCGTGCGGAAAACGTCCAGCACCCATTCCTCGCCTGCCTCCCAGGCAATCAGCCGGGCTTCGATGGCCGAAAAGTCGGCATCAATGAACACCGACCCCGGCGCAGGAACCAGCGCCGTTCGTATCATCTGACTGAGCAGGTCGTTCACGTTCCCATAGATCATCTCGAGTGCGGGCAGCTGCCTGGCCTTGATGAGCTCTCGGATTTCGTCCTGGTGCTTCACGTAGGTGCGAGGAAGGTTCTGCACTTGGAGCAGCCTCCCCGCCCAGCGGCCTGTCCGGGTTGCGCCGTAGAATTGCAGCGTGCCTCGGATGCGCCCATCGGGGCCTGTAGCCGCCTGTATGGCGTCGTATTTTTTGAGGGAGGATTTCCCTAGCTCCTGACGAAGCTCCAAAACCTGGCGGGCTTTCGCGGTCTGGGGCTGTTTCAGCGCCTCGGCCACGGTTTCTTTGCGTAGGTCGGGCAGGTCAGCGCCATTGTCTGCCAGCCATGCCCGGAGCTGGCCGGGGGCATTGGGATTCGCCAGTCCGGTGATTTGCTGGGCCTGGGTGAAAAGCTCGGCGCTGTACGTGCTGCCACACCAAAGTGCGCCGCTGGTAAGCTCTGCGTCCGTGGCAATGCCGCGGCTATTCATCCGCACGTCGTCCCGCCATTGCTGCCAGATGAAATCCGGCACCGTGAAGGGTTCCAGCAGTTTGTCGATGTGCCTCTCTGTCTCGACGTCTCGGATGTTGTATTGCCGGAAAATCTCCCATTTTTCGGGGTCGTGCTTCGGCAGGTTGCGGGTGCGGCCACCGTTGGTCTTGGTCGGCTTACAGGGGCAGCAGAAGTAGCGGATCAGCGCTACGCCTTCCCTCATCTTAGCCTTGTCCTCGGGCAGCTGGAGGGCCTGGCCCGCCATTTTCAGGCTGGCGGGCAGGCCGCAGTACATGGCGTGAACCATGCTGTCTTGCCATTGGTCGAGCCAATCCTCGCGCTGCTGCTGGGTCAGGTGGAAGTACTCGCTAAGGCACCACCACTCGAAGGCTGCATTCCAGGCCCGCTTGGTGAATCGTGGGTCAAAGAGCAGGGACTTTACAGCCGCCAGCCCTGCGTTGCCGTTGTCGGTGGTATCGATAAGCACCACCCTGTAATCGTCTATTGCCGCGCTGCACAGCAGGATTTCAAAGTCCGGATCTTGGGCGTATCGGTACGCTCCCACCTTGCCGATGTCCTGAGGACTATAGGTCTCAAGGTCGATCGTAAGCATCATGCTTGCCTCCGTGCCGTGTTCAGCTCAGCATGTCCTCATCATCCTGCGACAGAAGAGCGAAGCCGTCCGTGCCAGTATCGCCGCCCAGGCGTGCGCCGTCCTTCGTTTTCTGGACTGCTACCAGTCCTGCGCTGAGGCCCTTGCCGCCTTTGGGGTTGTTGTAGGCGTAGATGGACACCTTCACATTGGCGTAGCAGCCGCTGTAGACCTCCTCGCGGTTCATGACCGGGTTGCAGCGGGCATCGATGATCTTGGGCGGGTGGTCGGCGTTGGCCTTGGCGTTGATGAAGTAGCAGCCTGCGTAGTTGGAATCGCCGCCCTTGGTCGGGTCGGTGTCGCCATCGCGGAGCAGGGGGTGTGCGTAGCTGGCAGGCTTCTTGCCGCCCCACTTGGTGGTGACGGCCTCACTCTCGATCTTGGTCATCAGCTTCTGGAGGCGCTGGATGGTGGCGGTGTCCGTCTTGGGGATCAGCAGGCAGCAGCTGTACTGCATCTTGTCGCCCTCCATGCTCTGGCGGGCCTCCCAGATGTTGGCGTAGCTCAGGCGGCAGGGGAGAATAATTTCGTTCGAGTTCATGGTGTTTTGTCCTTTCCTTATTAAATGGGCGTAGTGTGGGTTTCTGGGATTCTTGAATCCCTCGGGGATGGGCTTGATTTCGTAGCGCCACTTACGCCAAGTGACGCAGGATTTTCTAAATGCCCGCTCTGCTTTGCGAGGGGTCTCGGCGGCGATGCCAAAAACGAAGCGCTTTTCCGCGTTGTTCCAGACGCCGTAGGTCACGTTTGCGTCTCCTCGGTATCCTCTCCAAACTCCTGATAGAAGCCGTGGAGAACGCTCTTTGCTTCCCGGAGGCCTTCACGGTAAGCATCACCGCATTTGGTGTCTCGGATGGTTCCGTATGGGTTGTGGCAGAGCTTGTTGGTCAGCCGCCTTTGCAGCATTTCGTATTCCTGTTTGGTCATTCCTTGATCACCTCGAATCCGTCCAGCGCGTGTTCTTCCTGCATCCGAATGGCGTATGCGCGCTTCTCCTCGGCTGTGTAGCGGTGCCAGTAACACCCACGGTAAGGGCGCGGAGCACTCCGTGCCATAGAGTAGGCGTCCCGATGGTGTCGCCGAGCCTCACGGGCTGCGTGGAAGGCCTCGTGGGCATAGTCGTAGTTGCCGTGGAGTTCGTAATATTCCTCGATGAAATTGTTGTAGTTTACGAACCTGCGCGGGTCTTGAGGTGACGGTGCGTAGAATGGGTAATCCCCGGCTAAAGGTGGCATTACTTGACCACCTCGAATCCCTCCGCCGCATCATAGGCGGGCCGCTTATCGCTCTCGGGGGCCAGGGTTGGCTTGCCCTTGGGCTTCTCCACCCAGGTACCGCAGACCTCGGCAAAACGTTTCTTGCCCAGCAGCTTCTCTGCTGCCGTCAGGCTGATGGGGCTGCGCTCGTACAGCATCGCCTCGCTGATGCCATCGCCCTCGATGGCTTTAAAGGCTGCGTCCTGGTCGGTGAACCGGCGGGTGCTGCGCCCCTCGACCAGCTTCCAGCCGGGGACTGCGTGTCCCTGCTGCAGCTGCTTTTGGGCGTACTCCTCCAGGCATTTCACATAATCCGCAATGCCCTGTGCCGCAATCAGCCACTCTCCGACCTCCTCGTCAGTCAGCAGGCGCGGATCTCGGGCCTCGGGGGTCTGGGTCATGAAGTCGGCCAGCGGGCCGTACTTCTCCTTCCAGGCGCGGCATTGGGGCTTGGCCTTGCACCAGCGGCATTGCTTTTCGCCGGGGTTAAGCTCGCCCTTGCCCTCCCACGCCAGCTTGGCGGCGGGGCGCAGGGTGTTTTCTGCCCAGTCGAGCAAGCTGTCCGCGCTGGTTTCCCAGGTCTCCGGCTCGCTCTGGATGCGGGGCTGAACGATGCTCATGCGTACCGTCTGGATGTCGTCGGTCGCGCTGAACAAGTCCCAGGCCCCCAGCGCGTACAGCATCATCTGGATGTTGTCCGCCGGGCTGACCGGAACCCCTGCGCCGTACTTGAAGTCGATAACATGAAGGATGCCATCGCCGATCAGCAGGCAGTCGCAGGTTCCGAAACACTCCCGCGCCCACCGGGTCATGCTGACCCGCTGCTCTACGCAAAGTGTCGGGGTGTGCGGGAAGCCGTCGTAGACCGTGTGGATGAAGTCGGCGTACAGTTTGGCGGCTTCCTTCATCTCCGGGGTGTAGGCGTCGCTACCCATCAGATCGTCCATCGGGGCTTCCGGCAATCCCGCCCAGCCGGGCAGGCTGCGCCTGACGACCTGCTCGCAGAGGTAATGCGCTGTTGTGCCCTCCTCCGCGTAGGGGCTGGTCTCGCTGGGCATATGCTCGGTAAGTCTGGCGCTGGGCGGGCAGGCTACCCATCGCGCCCCTGCGCTCGGGCTGAGGATTGCGTGCTTAGTCGGTGCCATCGTCTTTATCCTCCTCTACGCTGAGCGCATGGGACACAACGCAAGCCAGGACGTCAAGTGGTTGCTCGGGGTTCAGCTTCAGGATGACTTGCGCCAGCGCTTCGTGCACCCAGTATGCCGGGCCATTCACTTCTACCTTTGCCCCTTTCTCGCCGGTAGCCGTAACCCGGATGTAGTAATCGGGTGCCTCGTCTTTGACACGTTCAAGATCAGCGGAATGCGCCCACCAGTCACTTCTTGGGCCTCGAATGGCAGCTTGCGGCCATTCAACCAGTGTCGTTCCATCGGGGGCGGAGTCCTGGTAGACTGTTCCTACGGTGCCCGGTTCGGGATAGTACTCGGGGTGCTTCTTATGGTCTCCTCGTGTACGGAAGTTATCAATGAGTCGCACCTTGTCCTCTGTCATGAAACTAATCATTGTTTGCTGCCTCCTCCGTCAAAAATTCCAGCGTCTGGAGTGAGAATGCCGATACTCCGGCGACCTTGTCGTCGATGCAGCCGCTGAGCTTGATGGTTTTTGCGGCGGCCCGGGCGAGGCAGTAAAGGATGCCGAAGGGGTTTCCGGCGCACTGGATTTCCAGCTGGTGGTTGCCGTCGTGGGTGATGTGGATGCTTACAGGTTGCTTACTCATTGTTTGCTGCCTCCAAATCTGCTTTGACGGCTGCCCATGTCTCGGCGGGCAGCGCAGTGATCTTCGGGGCGTCGTACTTCTTTAATACCGCCGCGACCCTGTCCATCTTGCCTGCCAGGGCCATCTTGCGGCCCAGGGCCTGCACCTCGTCAATGGTGACCGCCTTGGCGGCTGTGGGCTTCTCTGCGGGCTTCTCCGCCTCGATGGGCATCTCTCCGGCGCTCGGCACAGGGGCCTCTACGGTGGCCTGCTGCTGGGTCTTGGCGGCCTGCTTGCGCAGCAGTTCCTCGGCGTCGGCCTGCTGCTGGGCCTTGACGCTCCCCGAGCGGGGAGCGGGAAGCGTGAGGCTGGGGATATCAAACCCGACCATGCCCGCGCCATCCATCAGCGCCTTGATGGCGGCCTTGTAGTCGTCTGCGCTGTCAGCGCGGATATTGATGTTGATGTTCATGTCAGTCCTCCTTAAACAGTTCCAGGTAGCAGTGGATGGCGGTCGCAACGTTGAGCAGGTCGAGCGCGTTGATTACCCCGATAAAGCGGAGCAGGTGATCGCGGTCGATGGTGGTGATCTGGCCGACCACCGCTGCGCTCTGTCTCTCGAGGCAGGCGCTGTGCAGGATTACGTTGCTGGAATCCGTACCATCCAGCCGGTGCGGCCCGCTGCTGATGGGTACGACCGTGAGGCAGGGGCTGGTGAAGTTGTGGCCGTCGCTGCTGATGACCAGCACCGGGCGTGCGCCTCGGATGGTGCGGTCGCTTTCGCTGCAGCCGCCGAGCGCGTCGTCGGTTACAAACCAGATGTCGCCACGGCGGGCGTTAGGGTAAGTAGTCATTTGTCGGCCTCCTCGTTCGGGTCAATAGCGGCCATGTTGTCAAATGCGTAGTCGACGCACTGCTCAATGACCGCGCCCAGGCTGATGCCCGCAACGTTGGCGAGCATATTCACCTTCATGTAGTTCCCAGGCGTCAGCCGGACGACCGGCTTCGTCAGGTTGCCGTCCTGCTGGATGAAAACCGGGCGGCCTGCCTTATTTCTGAGAATGAATTTTTCCATTGTGCACCTCCGTGTGATTGAGGGCTGCACCGCAGATGGCATTCAGGGCCAGCGTGCCCAGGATGATACCGGGGATGTTCAGGCTCCCCAGTGCTGCAATCAGCAGCACCGTGGCGGCTGTGCCTGCCAGCTTCAGAATGTGCTTCATCGTTAGTACCTCCGCTCCTGGCTGACCAGCTGTCTGGCCAGCGTTGTGGCCGGAATGAGGCGACCCTTGTGTTCACCAATCCAGCCGCTGATCACGTAGCTGACCCGCTTGACGGGCAGCCCTGTGATGGCTGCGGCTTCGGTGAGGGTTACCAGTTCGCCTTTAGCCTCCCGGCGCACGCGCTCCAGCGCGTCTCTGTAACCTTCAGGCTCTCTCATTTCGGTGTCCTCCTGTTACTGCTTGCAGCTTTCTACAAAGGCTGCAAGGTCTTTGCCTGTGATTCGGATGGTTCGTCCGTCGCCCAGGTTGGCGGCGGGCAGCCGGTTCTCCTTGATGTAGCGGTCAACGCTGGCAATGCTCACCTGCAAAATGTCGGCCACTTGTTCGCGGGTGTAGACCCGGCTCTCAATCAGTTCCATTCGTGCCCTCCTTCCTTGTTAAGGGCAACGCGGACTTGCAAAGCGGTTGAAAGTATGTTATATTCAGATTGTCTAGGTCTGAATAGGTCTCAAAACGCTTTACAATGCTGCGTTGCGTCCTGTTCTTGTTCCTTGCGCCTTATTTCGTCTTGTTTGGCCTCGGAACGTCTCCTATTCTACTAAACTTTTCATCAGAAATCAAGTTGTTTCTGTACAAAAGTTCAGCTTTTACGTTTTGCACAAGATAGGAGGGTGTAAATTGGTGGATTTTGCACGTTTGAAATCCCGCGCAAAAGAAAAAGGCCGCACATACAAATATCTGTGCGACCAGCTTGGGCGTGAAAAGAATTATTTGTCTAATTGTGCGGTCGGCGCGGATAAGTTATCCTCGGAGAACCTTGCCCTCGTCGCAGACCTACTAGAAACCACCCCGGCCTACCTGCTGGGGGAGACGGATGAAAAAGAAAAGCCCACCGGCGCTGTGGCCGATGGGCTATCTGACAAGGAACTTAAGTTGGTTGAGGCTTTCCGCGGGCTTAGTCCTGAGGAGCAGGATGCATGGATGCTGGTTTTGAGTGGGAAGAAAACGCCGCAATAAGCGGGTCTAAAAGCTCGGGGTGCGCACGCACCAAGTCGAGCAGTTCTTTTTCGCGATCTGTGAGTTCCTGCATTTTAGTATCCTCCTCTGCTGGGTGACTGACTTATTACAACTATACAAAACTTACGGTTGTATTTCAAGTAGTAAATCGTGAAAATTTGAGCTTTGGTTTTAAAAGTACGGATTATTGTACTGCAAGGGAGGAATTCTCATGAAATGTCCAAATTGCGGCCATGAATTGTCGGATGATGAAACCCTGCGCTTTTGTCCTCGCTGTGGGCGGCCTGTGGATGACGCTTTGTCAACCCCGGAGGAACCCTCCTTGCAGAGTGAAACACCCCCAGCCGCGCCCGCAGCGCAGCCTGCGTCTTTCATGTCTTATGTGAAGCACCCGCTCCCCTGGATGGGTCTGGTGCTTTACACGCTGGTCGGGATAACGGACGCGGAGCGAACCTACCCGGTGCTATTCGCGTCCCTCGTGGGCTGGCTGTCTGGTGCATTTACGATTTGGCTCTACCGGCGAGTGGTAGCCGCCCAGCGTGAAAAGAAAGCCCATCCTGCGCCCAAACGGGAGGCCCCAGTGCGCGAGAAGAAGCCCCCTCGCCCCAAAAAGCAGCCGGTTGTTCTTGTGCGTACCTTCCTCGTCACCGAGGACACTCGCCGCAGCGGCTCCAGCTCTCTGCTGCGCGGCGCAGCGGGCGCTGTGACTTTTGGCGCGGTAGGTGCTGCCGCAGGTGTTCTGTCAGGCAAAAACCGCCATACTACGACTTTTGTGTTGGAGTACAGTGACGGCCACCGGGAAACCAAAACGGTTAAAAATGGAACGAAGGAGTATAATAAGCTCTGCACCCTGCTGGAGCGTCGGATATGAGGAGGTGTTCTCATGGGTCAGCGCAAGCGTCGGGCTGATGGACTTCTGGAAAAGAAGCGCACCATCAACGGAAAAGTTATGCACTTCTACGGTCATACGGTTGCTGAAATCGAGGCCAAAATTGACGCCTACAAGGCCGAACTGGCCGAGAAGGAAACTAAAGGCGAGAGGTTCGAGGTCGTTTATGATGCGTGGATGGAGCTTCGTCGCACGCAGGTCAAGCCCTCCACGCTGTACTGCTCTGCGTCGGCCTGCGCCCATACGCGGGCCGAGTGGGAGGGCTACCGGATGAAGGAGATCACACCTACCCGGATTGCTGCCTGGTACCAGTGTTTGGGCGACCAAGGTTATGCAAAGGGGACGGTTCGTAACCACAACGACGTGCTCTCCTCTGTGTTCAAGCATTGGATTGTCTACTTCGGCGGCGATTTCAACCCCTGCCCCTACGTCGACGTGCCGCGTAACCTGAAAACGAAAGTTCGCACCCCGCCCACCGATGAACAACTCGCGGCAGTCAAAGCCCACCCGGAGGATTTCGGCTTCGTGGCCTGGTTGCTCATGTATACCGGGATTCGACTAGGTGAGGCCATGGCACTGCAATGGCAGGACGTGGACTTTGGGACAGGGTTCATTCATGTTACGAAGTCGGTCTGGTGGGATAATGGCCGCCCGGTCGTGACCACCCCTAAAACGAAGAATGCCATCCGCGATGTGCCTATCTTGAACGTGTTACGGCCCTTGCTTCAGGAGCGGCAGGGAGCGCCTACGGACTACGTTTGCTCTGGGCGAGCTACACCCTTGACGGCATCCGAGTACCGCAACAAATGGGGCGTCTATTGGCGCAAGCTGGGCTACTACCATTCCGACGGCTCAGGCTCTTGGGATGCGGACGTCTCGGCGCACCAGTTCCGGCATGGTATGGCCTCCGTGCTCTATGAGGCAGGCGTCGGCGAAATGGAAGCGCAGCGAATCTTGGGCCACGCCTCAATCACCACCACCCACGAAATCTACACCCACCTGCGCCAGGCGCAACTTTCCGCAGCTACCGATCGCCTGAACGCCTTCTTGGCAAATGGGTCGCAGGTCGTATAAAAGTCGTAAGGAGTCAAAATGAATCGATACAACGACATTAGAATAATGGTCGATGAATAATCGTTAATTTTTGAAACTTTTTCGTCGCTACGAATAAATAACGAATGTTCGCCAAAAACAGAAATTCTTATGCTGCGCGGTACTCCTCTTTTCTCCGACATTCTAGGTCGTATTTTGGTCGTAGGTCGTAAAAATGGCGTAAAATACGGCAGAATGAGACGGTAAAAATGGCCCTGTTTTTGGGCCTCCGATTCAATAAAATGAACCCCTGGGATTCAGCGTCCCAGGGGTTCATTTTATTGAATCATTTCTTCTGCTCCGTCTGCGTGCCGAAGTAGAACGCCACCACCATGGTCACGATAGTCATGACGGTGTCCGGCTGCAAGCCGCCGCGCAGGGCCAAGACAGCGAAAACGACCACAACGATCAGCGTCACGATGGTCTTGACCTTGATGAGTGCGGCCAGGTTCTTCCAAAAGTCGTTCATGGATCAGTCCTCCTTCAGGGGCAGCGCCTTGGCGCGGTTGTACAGCTCGGTGCCTGTACCGTTGCCGCCCAGGGTGTGGTATGCCTTGTAGATGTACTCGATGTTTTTGAGGCCCGCGGTGTCGATGTACCCCAGCGCAATGTAATAGGTGCAGGCCTGGTACAGGCGGTCGTGAAGGATTGCCAGCAAGCCTTCCTTGATGGCTGCCATCTCCGCTTCCTGGGCCTTAGCCTTGGCTTGGCGTTCTTCCTCGTGCTTCTTGACCTTAGCCGAGAGGCGCTTGTATGCCAGCCCCAGTGCGCCGGTGATGATGCCGAAGGCCCATTGAATCCAGTATTTTGCTATCCACTCCGGCACGGTCAGCCCTCCACAAATTTGGCGTGGTACGCCTTATCGTTGTCCAGGCCGTACTTCTTGGCGACGGTGTAGAACTCCATCGCCGCGGCGTTCGGCAGCACAACGTGGTCGAGCCAAATCTCCTGATGCGTCGGCTCGGCGGGCTTGTCCAGCGTCGGCAGAGCCTTGACGATGCGATTGAGGTCGGTTTCCGGCCCGATGCCCTGCACACCGCCCTTGGCGGTCTGACCGTACTGGTGGATGTAGCGCGGCAGGGTCGTGTCGTAGTTTGTGCGGGTGTCGGCCAGCCAGCCGATGTAGTCCTTGCACAGGCCCTCGTAGTCGATGTTTGCCGTGGCAAACGACGTAAACGTGTAGACGCCCGGCTGGTAGCCCAGCGCCGCCGCACGCACGCAGAACGCTCGGGCGCAGGCCGTGCGCTGCGCCTTGGTCAGGTTGTCCGCACGGCCATCATGGACGCCGGTCTTGGTTGTGTGCCCCCATTCGCTGTCGAAAAACAAGGGATAGCCTGTCGGGGCCAGGCTGGCGCAGAAGTCCGCCTCGGCGCGGGCCTCGTCCTCGGTGATGGCCTGGCTGAAGAAGTAGAACCCCAGCAGCTTGTTGTTGGCCTTGGCTCCGGTCAGGTTGACGTCGAACTGCTCGTCCTTCATCAGTGCGCCGGTGCCATACCCACGGTAGCCGATGCGCACCAGGGCGCGGTAGGGGACTTTCGTCCAGTTGATGACGCCTTGGTGGTAGGACACGTCGATGACGGTTTCCCCAGTCTCGGTCGGGGCGGCGGCCTCCGCCGTGCCATAAACGCCCACGGCATTGTCGCAGCCTGCGTAGGCGGTGGGGTCAAGCCCCCTGCCGGTCGCCGTGGCACGGACTTCCAGGTGACAGTGGTCGTAGGGACAGTCCCCCAGTGCCGCGTTGCCGGTGCGTCCCATAACAGCCAGCGCGTCACCGCTGCTGACTTTCTGGCCGACCTGCACCAGCAGGGACGAGCAATGGCAGAAGTACAGGAAATTGACGGCGTCGGGCGTCTGATCTGCGTCCAGCTGGACACAAACGTAGTAGCCCCACTCCCAGGTCTTGTTGCTGTGGTCGAGCACAATCCGCGCCCGGACGACCTTGCCTGTGATCTTCTTGCCTTTATAGTAGGGCATACGGATGGTTTTATCGTCCAGCCCTACCAGGTCGATGCCGCCGTGCCAGGTCTTACCGCCGCCGCGCGTCCAGCCGTAACGGCCCCAGCTGTACACGACCTGCACGCGACCGTAGAAAATGCTTGCCAGTCTCATGCCTTGGCCTCCAAAGCGGCGATGCGCTTTTCAAACTCACGGATTTTGCTGCTGACAGGGGTGCGGTAGCTGACAGTCATCTCGCCCTCACCGCTGACGGTGCAGCTGCCGTCCTCCGCGGGGATGGCACGCAGGGGCGTTACGGTCTGCTCCGTTACGGTAGGGGTTGCGGCCTTTACCTTGTACACGAACGTCACCGGCGTGCCCGCGTCGGCCTGGGCTTTCAAGTACTCTTTAAACAGCGCCAGCGTCTTGAAGCCGTGGCGCAGGATGATCCGCGTTTTGCCCGGCTCGGCGGTTGTGTTGGTGCTGACCGTGTGCAGCCCCGCGTCCGCGGACAGCGTGCCCGCCAGCGGGCTGTAATGGCTGCACAGGATGTCCCCCAGGCTGCCGATGGTGCCAGGCACGGTGATATCCGCCGTGTCCCTCGGGTTCGTCCAGGAGATCCAGTTCTCGCTGCCGTCCACTGTCAATTTTACCGCGCCCTGGTGCGTCTCGGTCACGCTGCCGTCTGCCGCCAGCGCCACCATGTCACCGGTGAACAGCGGACCGGTGAGCGGAATCTCCACGGTGCGGGTCTCGCCGCCCTCGGCAGTCAGCGTCAAGGTGCCGCTTTCCCCCAGCCCACTCAACGCACGGATATTATCCGGGCTGGCCTTGCCTTCGCCCGCCTGGCTGGTCTTGCCCTGAACGGTCACTGCCAGGGGGCTGCCCTTACCCGGATAGCACGTGATGGGGTTCCCGGTGAAAGTCTCCATAGTATCGGGGGTATAAAGGGACAGAAAGGTGCTGTCCACGTTAGCGGCGGCATCGAAGGCGGCTTTGACAGCGCTGTCCTTGGCCGCTGCCTCCGATTTTGCAGCGGCGTTGGCGCTGTTCTCGGCAGATTCCTTAGCCTTTTTGGCTTCCTGCAAATTGATCACGGCGTTTGCCAGCAGCTGGCCGAATTCCTCCCGCGTGCCAGTGTAGCCGTGCGCTTTGGCATCGGCGTAAGCGGTAACTGCGCCCAGGTCTTTGGTGTAAGTATCAGACATGGATTTGCACCTCCAGATTCGTGTTGTTTACGATGGAAAACTCGAGAGTATCTTTCAGGTCATCAGTGCAGCCGTACAGCAGATGCCCTGTGTCAGGGTCAATGGTCATCTGCAAGTAGCTGAGGGGGATGCCGGACGATGTGTCTGCCTTGCCGCCGCCGAAAATCAGCGCGGCTTGAATTGCTTTCAAGTCCATTCGGAACCCTCCTTACTGGCCCACAAATTGGCCGGATTCGTTGGCAATGTAGAACTTGTGCTTTGCCTCCGGGTCGGTCACGTACAGAACCGACATGGGTGCGAAGGTGTGAGAATCGCTCATACCGTCCACGTCCTTGCCGCTGGTAGGCAGCACGGCGGGGGTCTTGTCCGCAAGAATTAAGACCTCGTAGGCGCTGCCGCCCTTCCAGGTTGCATCGATCAGCTTCATGGTGTTTCTCCTTCCTTATGCAATTTCAATTGTAATCCATAGCGCATCGTTAAGTCGGAATGTGTCACCGGTTACGGACAAGGTCGTGCCATTGGAAACGCTGACGGTTTGATCAAACGAGTAGTCTCCTCTTGTGTTAGCACCCAAAGATAACAGTGATGTAGACCCGATACTAATGTAGCGTGTGCGGTTTTCGTCACACTTGTAATAATTTCCCCTTATCCGCACTCTTCCAGCTTTTACGAATCTACAGCCCCATGCACTGGCACTCGTCACCCATGTGCCATCGGCGTAAAGCACTTGCTCCAAATCCTGTCTGCCGTCACCACCAGTGGTGCCCGGTCCGACATGCGCACTGGCGTAAATGCACCGTCCCGTGTAGTCCTTGCTTGCCGTAATTCTTCCACCGCCATTGTGGTATCCTTCCGCAATCGTGTAGCTGCCGCCCGGGGCAATGGTCGCAGACGCTGCGCCCCTGTTTACGATGCCACCGGAAAATTTCAGCCCATTCGCGCTGGAGGCGGTCTTTCCCTGCATCAGATCAGATGCGCTTGCATCGCCAAGCAGCGAGCCAGCCGCCCCCAGCCCGCCTTCCGTGTAGCCGTCAGACTTGTACATCCAGAGCTTTCCGCTCTCCATGGTCAGCTTATCCGCAGTCGGCCATCTGCCGTTGTTACGCATGGTACCCTTCTGCAATGTCTTACTTCCCGCATAGAAGGGTACCCCGGCCAGCACTTGTGCAGGCTTGGCGGTGGCCTGTGCCAGCTTGCCGGAGGATAATCCACCGCCGCCGTTAAAATCCAGGCGCTGCCCATCAAAGTTAAACAGCACCCAGCGCCCTGCCACGATGCAGTCGCTGTCCACGGCGTCCGCACCGCAGTAGGCAGGGACGGCCTTGCCATTCACTGACCAGGTATCGCCGCTGTTCCACGCGGCGGGGATTTTGCAGCGCCCCACCGCGCCCGAGCCTGTCAGTTCGTACACCGTGCCCGACTTGACGCAGGCGTACACCTGCACGCAGACATCCGCGCCCAAATCAGCAGGGTCGAGCGTAGAGAATCCCTCCGCCACGCGCTTTTCCAGGTCGTTCATCGTCTCGGCGTCGAATGCGTCGCCGTCCTCCATGATGACGCCCTCGGCGCGGGCCACGTCGTACTCATTGTCATTACCGGTGGGGGTCAGGCGTCGGCGGGCGGGGTGCTCGCTCTGGCGGTTTACCCAGGTCTTTTTCTCAAACATTCAGATCACTCCTATCGCTTGCCCGGCGCAGATTTCGCCGGTATATCGACGTATGCTGTTGCGTCGCCACAGCTCGTGCAGGCTCCACAGCACTTCCTCCATGGCATTGATGCCTGTGTACAGCGTCGTGGGTTCCTCGGGCAGGTCGGATGTGCCCGGCAGCACAAAGTAGGCGTCCCGCACAGCTTGGATGTTTTGCAGGATCCGCTCCATCTCGCTGCGGGTCAGAAAGTCCGTCGCCTCCCAGTGCCGCGTTGCCACTTTCGCCCCCAGCAGTGATGCCATATAGGCGGTGTTACCCTCGATGCGGTTCAGCGTCTCGGCGTTCAGGTAGCATTTGTCCGCGCCCTCGGCCACGTTGGCCGCCGTGCGGTCATAGATGGGAATCTGCCACAACTTAGATCAGGCTCCTTTCCCCGGCGTGTATCTCGTCCCCGGCGTAGGCCGCTGCCGTGCCCGAAAGCCTACGCCCCACGACCTTGGCGTCTGCCACAAAGCCGCCGGTCAGGTCAAATTCCAGCTTGGTCAGCACGCCGCGTACCATCTCGCCGCCGAAGCTCTGCACAATGAGGCGATCAGCCAGCTTTTCATCCCCTGCGATCATGCGGAAGGTCTGCTCGTACCGCTGTGCGTAGTAGTCCAGCACCCGGTTTGCTACCGCGGTGGCCCGGTCGGGGCTGACCAGCGTTGCATCCGTCACGGTCAGTTCGTTGTCCTGGGCATTGGGCGGCAGGTTGGCTGCGGCCCGGCGCAGGATGATCGTGCTGTCCACGTACTTGCGCCCGGTCACGCAGACCTCACCGGCCTTTGACACAGCCAGGGTGCAGCGGTTCACGCCGCGCCCGGCCAGGGTGGCCCCGGTCACGGTCAGGCTGTCGGCCACAGCCGGGGCGCTGAACGTGACCTGGTAGGTGCCCGGCTCCAGCGTGTCCTTGTACAGTTCGCTGGAGGCATCCTCGGCCTGGTAGCGGTGGGCCGTTACGGCCACAGCGGTTATCAGGGGATTCAGCGTGACCTTGCTGCCGTTCTGAAATTTGCGGTCATATGCGATCATACCGCTGGCCCGGGCCGGAGCAGGAGAAATGCGTATCAGGTCGCTGCGGCTGCAATCCACCACCGCGCCCACGGCAAAGGCCAACTGCTGCAAAGCCTCCCGCCGTGTGCCCGCGGCCAGGTATCCCTGCACCCGCTCAGCGGCCAGTTCCGCGTCCAGGGTGTAGCTGTATCCGTCCAGGATGTCCGCTGCCAGCGCCCCGGCAGTGGTGTCATAAACACCGCCGTCGTAAGGTGCGCCGTCCAGCAGGCCCACGGCATCCACGGCGGTAAAGTCCGCCAGCGTGTCGCCGCTGTTTTCCCAGTCGGACAGGTAAAACGTGCCCATGCAGTAGCTCGTGCTGCTGGTGCTGCGTGCCTCGGGGCGCACATCCTCCCAGACGGTCAGCTTCTGCTTGTGCTGCAAAACATCAAAGTAACCCTCGGGGTTCAGGATGGAGAATCGACCCTCTTTGTTGTAGAGCGTCAGCCCCAGCGTGTTGATGCTGATTTCCGCGCTGAGGGGGTCGCATTCCTCCAGCACATGGGCCTTGACGATCTCGTCCCCCGCAAAGTGCAGGTAGACGCCGTAGTCCAGCCCGGCCAGCTTCAGGTAGCGCCCCGGGTGGTTGGTTTCCAAAAACGTCAGCCGGATGCGGCGGTAGCGGTCTACCTTTTTTGCGCAGTAAAAATCTACGGCGTCAGGCGTAAACAGTGCGGAGGCCAGCAGGCCGCCGTCTGCGCCGTACCACTGGATTTTCAGCTTGCTGGCCCAGTCCCCGGTAGGCTCATAAAAGTGCAGCGTCAGGCCGCTGCTGCTGTGCGCCTGGCTGAACTGGATGTCCAGCACAGGCGGGTCGGTAAAGGCCCCGCTCTCGCCGGACTGCACGGCGCTCCACAGCCCCCAGAAGTATGCCTCGGGCACTTCGGGAAAAAATGAGAAGCTCCCATCCATGAGCCATTGGCGGCTTTCCAGCGTGCCGTATTTCACCTGGCTGGGGACAGCCTCCACCAGCAGGTCACGGCGCAGACGGCAGAACGGCTGCGCTGCGTCGCAGGCAGGGCTGCTGTCACCCCGGGCCGTCACGTCGTACAGGCCAAATTCCACGCGCGTGTTGGTGCGCATCTGTCCGCCTCCTTACGTTCTTGCGGGTTCCTTCGCGATAAAGTTCACGGTCAGACCCTTCCAGTAGTTCTTGGCCCCCTTCTTGCGCAGCAGCTCGTCGCCTACGTTGGAGAAGTACGCCTTGAACGTGTAGTCGCCCGCCTCGTCGGGCACCGTGACGGTGTGAAACTCCACCGGCTCCGTCAGCTTGCGCCAGAACCGGGCATATTCGTCCGGCTTGATGCCAGGCCCAAGCTCTAGCTTGTAGTTGAAGTACACGCCGATCAGCTCGCGCTTCAAATCGCCGGACTCCGTGCGCTCGGCGTATTTGTCGAGAAAATCAGCGGTGCGTTTCAGATGCAGCACGTCAATGTCGTAGCCAATGCCATCCACAATGACCATCAGTACACACCTCCGCTCACCAGCCGCGCTCCGCGACGGTTGTTTTCCTTGTCGATGTAGGGGTTCAGCAGCCGCACCAGCTGCGCCAGGTCGCCCGCAAAGCGAATTGTGATATCCTGTCCGCCCTGGGCGGCCAACACCTCCGCCAGCGCCTCCTGGATGGTCTCCAGCGGGGCCTCGACGTTCGTGCCATTGGTCTGGTCGCCCAGCATTGCCAGAAACCTGTGGTTCGGGGGAATGACTGCGCCCCGGGCCAGCGCGGGCACCGGCAGGCTTGCCAGGGGGGCTTCCATGCTTTGCTGCGCGGGAGACCCGCTGGTGACTGCATTCCAGGCGGAGGAGACTTTGTTCGCGATAGCTCCGCCGAGGTCACCCAGGCCGCTGACCAGGTCTTTCACGCCCTGGACGACGTTGCCTACCCGTTCCTTGATTCCATTCAGCACGTCCGCTGCTTTCTTGTGCAGGGAGTCAAAAACCCCGAAGAAGATTTGCTTGATTGCATTCCATGCACCCTCCCAGTCGCCCTTAAAGACGCCGGTCAAAAAGTCGATGATGCCCTTCAGTGCGGTGAGCGCCATGTCGATTTTGTCGCAGATTACCTTGATGATGGTCTTGACGACGGTTCCGATGGCGTTGAAAACGTCCTTGAAAACCGGGCCAAAGGTGGCAAGCAGCCAGCTGATAAGGGGTGCGAGCACTTGGTTCCAAAGCTCCAGAACTGCCTGCACGATGGCGGCAATGATAGACACCACCCATTGGCAGAGCACCTGTACCAGGGCGATGACGCTCTGCACGAGGTCGGTGATTTTGTCCCACAGCGGTTTCAGGCTGTCGTTCCAAAGCTCGAGGATGACCGCCATGATCTCCTGGATGATGGGGTAGACGATGCCCTCCCAGAATTGAATGACGATCTCCCACAGGCTCTGGATGGCTGTCTTGGCGCTGTCAAGGACAGGGACGACGTAGGTAGTCCAGGTTTCCTCGACGGCAGTAGCCAGATTAAGTGCTGCGGTCTTGATGGCCGCAAAGGCGGGCTGTATCGTGTCGATCAGGCCCTGCACCTTGTCCTTGGCCATGTCCCAGTTCTGGTACAAAAGCACACCCGCGGCAATAGCAGCCCCGATGGCTGCCACGGCAATACCAAAGGGGGAGGCCAGGAAGCCGACCGCGGCAGAAACCAACCCCGCAGCTACCTGCAGCCCGCCAAAGGCTGCCGCAGCCAGGGAGACGGCGGTTTTCAGCACGCCGAAAACCGCCGCTCCGGCGGATACTACTGCAAAGGCGGTCCCGAAGGCTCCGACCAAGAAGCCGATAGCCTCTCCGGCGCTGTGCAGCGGGTCGGCCAGCCCAGTCAACGATTCCAAGAATGCGTTCAGCTTGTCCAGCAGGCTGCCCAAGATGCTGCTATTGAACTCGGCCAGGCCGTCAATCAGTGGCTTGATGACCTCGTTGTACAAGTTCCCGAGTGCCGCGTAGAAGTTCGCGATGCCATCCGAGATACCCACAAAAAACGGAGCGATGGCGGCAAAGAAGTTCGAGAACACTTCCCGGATTTTCTCTGCGTTGTCAATGAAGGGCTGCATCAGCGGCTTTGCCAGTGCGTAGCCGATCTGCTCCATGGTCTGCACCATGCCCAGGGCCGAGTTGGCAAAAATGCCAATGAAGCCTGAGGTCAGTTGCTTGGCTCCCTCGCTGCCCAGGCTGCGGAAAACAACGGCGACGGCTGCGGCAAAATCGCCGAACAACCCCACGATGTCCGCGCCAAGATTGAAAGCGTTTGCAAGGATTCCCTTCAGAAACTCCTTGTTTCGCTCTAAGTAGCGGGCCAGGCCGCCGACCAGATTCTCGGCAATGGACACACCGATGGAGGCAGCTGCGCCTACGACCTCACCCAGCGCGTAGGCGCAGGTGTCTGTGAAGCGCTTAACGGCTGCCGATACCTCGGGGTCTGTCCAAATCTCTTTCAGGATTGCTCCGATTTTGGCGAGGTCGTCCTTGATGTTTTTCAGGCCCTCCCCAGCGTCGCCGAAGCCCTTCTTGAAGCCCTCTTTGAATTTGTCGAGCAGTTCCTTCATTCGGTCGCTCAGTGCGTTGGCCGTCTCGTCGATACCGCTGAAATCTGGGGCGATTCCGCTGCCGCCGCCTCCGCTGTCGTTCTTGTTCAGAACGTCCAGCTCGTCAAACTTGGCGAGCTCGCCGGAGGCTTTCTTGGCGGCAGAACCAGTGGCCGAGATGGCCTTGCCCTGCTTCTTCATGGCCCCGATGCTCTTGCCGGTGATGAGGGAAATCAGGCGAATAAAGGCGTTCAGCAGGGAGTTTATCAGGTTGATCAGCCAGGTGATGACGGGGGCGAGAGCGCTTGCCAGCCCGGCAGCGGCAGTTGCCGCAGAGCCTTTCAGCTGGGCGAAAGCCTGCCGCACACCATCGGTTTTCAGGATTGCCGTGCCCATCCCATTGACAAGGGTGGTCAGGGCTTTGGAGATCAGGTTGAAAATCAGTGCCCCGACCACCAGCTGACGGAGACGGCTGCCGAAGTAGGTTGCGGCCTTGCTTGCTGCTTTGATGCGCTGGGTCGTCGTGGTGATGGCCTCATCGCCGCTCTTACTGCTGGAAGCCGTGGGGAGTGAACCCGCCAGCTTCTGCTGCCGGGAAACAGCGGCCTGCTGGCTCTGCAAGGTGGCTGTCAGTGCGGTCTGCTGGTTTTGTAGCCCGGCGACCGTGGCACTCTGCTTTTTGTACGCCTCATCGACGGCGGCAGCCTTGGCCTTCTGCTTGTCCAGCTGGGCATTCAGGGCCTCCAGACGCTTGACGTCCTCGGGGTCAGTCATGCCTACACCCTGGTTGTGCAGGGCGTCCATCTGCTGATTGACCTGCTCCAGCTGGGCGGCGGTAGCGTCTGCTGCGGTCTGCGCGGCGGCAATGCGGGATTTATAGTTGGCATTAACAGCCTCGGAGGCTGCGGCCTGCTCAGGGGTGAAATTATCGCCCATCTTATCCCTCGCAGCAAGGAATGCCTTGTAGTCGGCAGTCAAGCGCTCGACCGTTTGGTCTTGGTTGGACAGCGTGGCCGTCAGTTCTTCATTCTGGCCACGCAGGGCCTCGTACTGCTTGCTGAGGTCTATCTTCCTGCCTATCTCCTCGATGGCCTCCTGAGTGCTCGCAGCGGCCTCTTGGGCGGTCTTGAGATCATCAGCCAACTTAAGGTGCTTATTGGAGGCAGTAGTGATTTGTCTGTCCAGGGATGCGATCTGCTTGGCGGTATTCGCCACGTCCGCCTTCAGCGCTTTCAGGTCAGCCTGCGCCGCCTTACGGTCGATGCGGGCATCGATGACGATTTTTTGATTGGCCACGTTTTCACTCTCCTAACAAAGCCAGCAGGCGCAGTTCTTCTTCAGTCTTTTTGTGTTTGTGTTTGACAAGCTCGGGGTTGTTCCGGCAGAACTCCTCCTCGGATTTGTCCAGCTTCTGGCCTTTACGGCGCTTGCTGCGAATCCGTACAACCGTACCAAACAGCCCTTCCGGGTCGATGTTCATGTACGCCCCGAGAAAATCCCACCAGTGCAGGTAGGCGCATTGGCGGCAGCTGTACCCGAGAACTTCGTCCACGGCGGGGGCGATGAGTTGTACATCTTCCCCCCAGTCGGCCAGCGGGGCCGCCGCAGGCAGGTCGGTGTCCACATCTCTGCCCAGGTTAATAAACTTCATCGCTTCGGTGAAGGCTTCCGCCAGGCTCGGCAATTCCTGCCAGCGAGGGTACAAAATTCGCAGGCAGGCCAGGCGCTGTTCCTCGGGAGGTAGGTCGTCAGCCTGCATGGCACTCAGGGCGTCAAGCACCGCCCTGAAATCCGAGCGTATAGAAAAAGGCTGCCCGCCAACCTCAACGGTGACAGGCAGCCTCCATCCGTTCACGCCTGCTGGCCGGGTGCCAGACCTGCCGCGCTGCCCTCATATGCTGCGGTGTGCTGCTTGATGCGCTCCTCAGCGGCTTTGGCGACAGATTTCTGGGCGTCCTCCATCAGCGGGGCCAAAGCATCCAGGATGTGCTCCAGTACGAGCTTGCCGTCTTCACAAACCGAGAAGCAGGACAGCCCGCCGAACAGAACCCCGGACACCGGGCTGCCGAGCGCGTAGTCGATTTTCTCCTTGACGCGCTTGTCCAGTTCGAGGGTGTCCGCGATGGTGATGTTGGTGGTGTCCACCTGCTCCAGCTCATGCAGAACGGCTTCCCAGCGGCCCGCCAGGCCGAGGTCTGCCAGATTGATGCGGATGGTTCCTGCTAAGGTACCATCCGGGTCTACAACGTCGTAGCTTTTAAAGCCGCGGTCAATTTTCAGTTCCATAGTGTGCCTCCGCTATGCCTTAGCCCGCAGGGGTAAAGGTCTTTTTGCTCACGTCAAACGTGCCCTTGGTCTTGACGCCAGTGTAGTGGACATTGAAGGGGATCTGGTAGCCAGTGGTGTCGCCGCCGTAGCTGGACACTTCGATGTAGCACTCCTCCTTGATGGCGGGGTAGGCACCGGCGGTCGCCTCACCCCAGAGCTTGACCTCGACGATGTCGGTTTTCAGGTCGTCCAGTACCAGGTCGCCGTCGATGATGGCCTGCAGCCGGGTGAACAGCGGGTCGTCCTTCTCGGCGTAGTAGGGGCTGACCTCGCCCTGCTTCTGGTAGCTGTCGATGACCACCGACGTCTCGCCCAGGATGTTCGACTTCTTCTCGACGTTGGCGGACAGCTCAGGGCTGTACTCCTCCAGGTCTTTGCCCAGGCGTACATAGCTGGCCGTGCCCTCATCGTTGGTGAAGTTCGCGTTCAGGTAGTGGGCCATGTATTTGCGTTCGATTTTCATGCTTCCAACTCCTTCGTGTGGATCGTGATTTGAATTTGATACCGTGCCGCATTGGCGTCCGCCCCAGTCGGGATACCGGCGTTGGCGGTCTCGATGCCTTCCACCTCATACCCTGCAATGTCGGGGTAGTTGTGCACCCGATTCGCGCCACGAATCCAGGCGGCCAGGTTGGCGAAAAAATCCGCCGCGGCAATGTTGGCTTTGATGGCTGCGCCATAGGGAAGTTGAGCTACAAAGGTCAGCTGATGCGTGGCGTGATCCATGCCGAGAATATCTTCCCGGTGGGATTCGCCCGCCGTACACAGGGTGTACTCGGTGGCCTGGCTGCCCAGGTAGTTGGCGTTGAACTTATCCGTTTTGTCAATAAGCGGACATTCCTCTCGCAGCCATTTCCGGGTGGCGTCCAGTGCGTTCATTCTGCGTGTCCTCCTGCAAGTTGTGCGGCTCCGCGCACGATATCGCTGCCATGGTCAGCCCACGAGCGCTGCGCCCAGTAGGCCCCGCGCATGGGCGCACCGTTGAAATTCCATTCAGGGTGTGCCCAGATGTAGCGGACGTAGGGCGTTGCGTAGGTAATCAGGCCGGTTCCGACGAGCGTGTTAATCAGTGCGCTGTCCTTTGTTGCGCCTGTGGCAAAAGGCACGTAGGGGTCAGTCATGCGGATGAACTCGGAATCGATGAACTTCTGCGCCTCGCTCATGGGGCCGATGCGCTGCTGAATTTCGGCGTCCAGCCCGGATAAGTCGACGCGTACCTTGAGGTCAATGTTCATCAGTGCGCCTCCACGTACCAGTGCGGATTGCGTCTGGCCCCGCGGTTGTCATGCACTGCGAGAATCGTCATCCGCTGGCCCTGGTACTCGATATGGTCTCCGGGCCGCAGTGTCCACGTATCCGCCGCAGCGGCGGCGCTCTGCGCAGCCCATGCGGCAGGGGCGAGGAACTTGTCGTCTGCGGGGATGGGGGCCTCAGAAGCGCTCTGCGTGGCCGCCAGCGTGTGCCCGGCAAAAATGCGAATCTGCGCCAGCGAGGCGGCGGCCAGCCCATCCGCAGTAGCATTGGCTACGGTCTTGGCATGGACGCTGCACCCCTCCAGGCGAGTGGTTATCTCCGCCTCGGTGTCCGTCTCCGGGTCGTAGCGGAGATTGCGCACCGTTATCGTTTTGTCAGCGAGCAGCGGCATGACTACCTCCTATGAAAATGGACACCGACCGCCTTGGTCGGGCATCGGTGTCCAGAATTCAATGTCTTGCGGGCGGGTGGTATACGCCGCCTGCGTAGAGCATCCAGCTTGTAGCAGGGCCGCCCAGCGCCTGCCGGACGGTCTCTCGGTCTCGCGTGGCAGCTTCCTTGCGAAGGTCAGCCGCAGAGGCGTAGCTCTCGGTGTATCCATCATTGCTGCTGCTCGTGACCGTGCCCTCGGACGACGCCTCTGCGGTCAGCTGCCGGGCTGCTGCATCCGAAAGGAGCAGCGCCTCGCAATCCTGCAAGGCTTTCAAGCTGGCAGCGTCCGCAGCGGTGGCGGCTCGCCAGTGGGTAAGCTCGAGAATCGTCAGGGTCGCCCGGGCGGACAGGCGGGGAAAGTCCGCCGCCTCGATGGTTTCATAGCCGTAGGCCTGGTACTGCTCGTGATTCAGCCATCCATCTGCCATGAGTGACCTCCTATCAGGCGGTGAGATCCTCTTCCTTGATGGTGATCTTGCCGATGCGGACGTTCTGGTGCTCGAAGCGCAGCGCCCAGTTTGCCTTGTTCGTGAACTCGGCGTCGGTCGGGGTCTCGCCCGCGATGCTGTCAGCCAGGAAGGAGACACCGTTCGGGTGGAGGATCAGGCTGCGGTTGTTGTACAGGATGTCCGTACCGCCGCCCTTCTTCGGGTCGTAGTCGGAGTAATCCGGCGTGGTGACGGTGGGGGAAGCCTCCAGGAAGCACCCCTGGCCGAACAGGTAGCAGTCATAGACCTTCTTGGTGCTCTCGAGGTGCACCGTGCCGCGGTCATTGACAATGACGATCAGGCCGTTGATGGTGGGCAGGTCAACGGTGCGCTGGAGCACGTTTGTGATGGTGTACTTGTTGTAGTCCACCAGGCCCATCTTCTGGTACGCAGCAAAAATCTTGCTGTGCATCACGAACAGGCCGAACTTGTTAGCGAACTCGCCCAGTGCAGCCTGCTGGCCGTCGATAATAAGGCCAGCGTTCACGCCGCCCGGGGCGGTGAAAACGTGGGTTTTCAGACCCTCCAGACCCAGGACGGCGTCGGCGGTCTTGACCAGCAGGCCCTGGCGGTACATACGCCAGTACTGTGCGGTATGGCGGGCCACGGCCTGCATCGGGTTAGCGGCGGTCAGCTCGCGGACGAGCTGGTTGGCCTTCCATGCCTTCATGCGGTCGATGCGGATGAAGCTCTGCTTGCCGCCGGAAATCTCGACCGGCTCGTTGTCGGTCTTGCCATCACGCACCAGGGGCGCGTCCTTGTCGGGGTCGAGCGGGTTGTAGAAGCGGGTGGTACCGACCGTGCCACCATTGTCCAGCAGGTTGGTCATGGTGGTGTCGGATGCCAGAATGCCAGAGGCCAGGATGCTGTCGGTGAAGATGGGTTCCTGGTCAACAAAAGAACCATAGACTTCCGGGTCAAACGGAAAGCCGCCAAAAGTGCCAGTAGGCATGAGTTATCCTCCTATCAGTAAATGCTGTGTGCAGCCCGGCGGTTCTTGGCGCACAGGTCAGCGAAGAGCGTCGGGTTCTTGGCCTTCAGCTCCATGCGGGCCATGTAGTCCATCACTGCGAAATCTGCGGCAGTGGGGTCGCCGCCCGGGGTGGGCTGGTCGTTGTTGGGCTTGGGCACGACCACTTTACGGCCATTGCCCGCGTCGCCCTGCGGGTTGGTGTCGGGAGCCTTGGCGAACCAGTGAGGCTTCGTCTGATTCTTGAGCTTGTCCACAGCAGTCCGGATGTCAGCATCCAGATTGTTGCTGCCTTTCAGTGCCGCGTCCTGCGCCAGCAGGTTGATGACATCTTCTGCATCAATCGCACCGGCGTCCTGCGCAGCATTCCGGGCAAAATTGCGGAAGCGGAAATCTGCAGCCTGCTCATTGAGTTGGGTCTGCAACTGCTGCACCTGCTGCAAAGCGGTTGCCAGGTCGGACGGCTTCTGCGTACCGAAAGCGGCCAGGCCCTGCTGTGCGGCGGTCAGCTGCTGCTGGAGCGCATCCTCGCGTGCGTGGGCGGCGGTGCTGTCACGGCCTGCCAGGGCCATGATGGCGTCCACCTGGGCGTCGGTCAAACCTTCGATTGCTCTCAAATCCTCGCGCTTCATAGTTCCTCCCTTTGGGCTACGGCCCTTTTACGTCCTGCCGGGGACTTGCCCAATCCGCCCGATTCCGCTCGGCGTCAGCGATCTTGCCTTTATCGTAGCATGGATTCGGAATAAAAATGTGACAGGTTTTTTGTCAACCATGGCAACCGAGTTTCTATTAAATGTAATTTCCTATACGTGTAGGTACTATTACTCTCTAATTACCTATTTTTATTCTCTATATAGATATTTAGTTGACATGGTTGACAAATGTCTATTTATGACAATAAAACGTTAAATTTTGCGTCAACCGAGCGTCAACCGAGTTTGTCAACCGACGCGCTCGGTTGACAAAAAATGGCCCCGGAGGCATTTTTGCCTCCGGGGTCTTGGCTAATTCTGGGGTTTGGTGAAGGGCCTTCCGTGTTCCTCAAGGTAGGCGTCCATCGCCACTTTGAGGATTCCGCTGATCGTGTCTCCGTTCTCTGCGGCCACCTGCTTGGCGTGGGCTGCGTAGTCCTTGTGGACTTTGCAGGCCAGGTTGCAGCGGTTCTTCTTCTCCCAGTCGTTTCGCCACTTCTTCTGCTTTTCAGTAAGCGCCATCCTGCTCACCTCCTGATCCAATTATGCCACAAATAACAATCTGGGTCAACCGTACTAAATTGAACAAATTATCTGTGTACAGTTTGTGCAGTTTAGCGTCTTGAAACTTTGTCGTACCAGAGCTAATATACACACGTTTCCAGGAAAATTAACGGAGGTAGATCAAAAATGAAAGAATTTGAAATCCATTACCTTAGCACTGAAGGCCCGGGTCTGTTTTGCGGTCTGGGGATCGGTCATGACCAAAAAGAAGCCACGGCCTACTTCCTGGACGCTCACGGCTCGGAATGCAAGGCAATCACGGCAGTCCGGTTCTACAAGAACCGGTAAAACTATAAAGGGGCATAAAAATGAACGAAATTTTAAATCAAAAATTCGGCGTCGAGGTCGAAATGTATAACATCACGCGTGCCAAGGCCGCGCAAGTAGTTCAGCAAACTTTGACGGCGCTAACCGGTGAGACCTGGAATGTAACCCTGCCAGGTGCTCACCTGGACGAGCGGAAAATCTTCCCTATGTCGGACGGTCGGCGCTCTGACCGCTGCTGGAAAATCGAATCTGACGCTTCCATCCAGGCTCGGAACACCTACGAACGCACGGAACTGGTCAGCCCGGTGCTGACCTGGGAGCAGATGCCCCTGCTCCAGCAAATCATCCGCGACCTGCGTAAGGCTGGAGCGAAAAGCGACCCAGCCCACCAGTGCGGTGTCCACGTCCATGTGGATGGGGATGGGCACTCTGCGCAGACGCTACTAAACCTTACGAACATCATGGCCAGCCATGAGCAGCTACTCATTGGTGCCATCGGTATCGCCCACGAACGGATGCACTGGTGCCAGACCGTTGATACAAATTTCTTGCGTGCGGTCAATGCGCAGCATCCCCAATCCCTCCCGCAGATCAACCATATTTGGTATGCCTCGCAAGGATGGGGTGGCGTGGGGCACTACAACCAGACGCGCTACCATATGCTGAACCTGCACAGCTTCTTTGAAGGGAAGGGCGTTGAATTCCGGCTGTTCCAGTTTGACAACTTCGACGCCACCCGCCCGGTGGGGCGCAAAGGTGGCCTGCACGCCGGGCAGCTGAAAGCCTACGTCCAGCTTTGCCTGGCCATGAACTACCGCGCTTTGCACACCCGCGCGGCCAAGTATCAGCCGCTACAAAGCTCAAACCAGCGCTATACGATGCGCTGCTGGCTGCTGCGCCTCGGCTTCATCGGCGACGAGTTTGCCACGGCCCGGCGGGTGTTCACGAATCGCCTTCCCGGCGATACGGCCTGGCGCAATGGCCGCCCTCCGAAGGCCACCGTGGAAGCGGTGGCATGACAGCACAAAACTGAACAAACGCAGGGGGCTAGGTTTGTGCAACTTAGCCTCTTGCGGTAGGGGTGTACCAGAGTTAATATACAGTCACTTCAAGAAAAATAAACGGAGGTAAATCGAAAAATGAAACTTGTGTACAACACTTTCCGCGAGGCCTACGGCCTGGAGGACGTCCGGCGCACGATGACCGTGGGTGAACTGGTCGCTCACCTGCAGGAGTACGACCCTGACACCCCGGTGTGCCTCAGCTTCGACGATGGCTACACCTACGGCGGCATTACTGAGGGCCGTTTCGAGGAGAATTTCGACGATGAATCTGACGAGGAGGATTGCTGAAATGATGACAACGAACTTGTACCTGGCCTACGGGTCAAACCTCAACCTGGCGCAGATGCGCTACCGCTGCCCGGACGCTCGCGTGGTTGGCTACACCTACCTGCCCGACCGTAAGCTGGTATTCCGCGGATCTTCGATGGGCAGCTACCTCACCCTGGATGAGGCCCCGGGAGCATACCCTGGCGTGCCCTGCGGGGTGTTTGAGATCACCGAGAGAGACCTCATGTTCCTGGACTTGTACGAAGGGTACCCGCGGTTCTATCGCCGCGGCACTGTCCCTGTGGCTCATATCTGGGACGTCCGTACCCGGCAGGAGTTGCCCTTGACCTGCGGGAAGATGGCTATGGTCTACTTGATGCGAAGCGGACACGACCTCGGCCAGCCTGCCGAGAGCTATTGGCAGACCTGCAAGCAGGGCTACGCCGACTTCGGTTTTGACCCGCAGTTCCTGGAGCAAGCAAGGCTGGATAGCCTGTCCCAGTAACGAAAAGGCCCGGAGCTTTCATAGCTCCGGGCCTTTGTGCCGTGTTTATCGTCTTGCCGCCCACACAG